AACCATGCCATTACAAGCTACAAGCGGTGCGGCTAGTTACGATGCCTTTGGTGGTGGTGTGGCTGTTGTGCCAACGTATATTGAGGAGGTGTTTTCGACTTGGCTGTACACGGGTAATGGCACTACACAGACCATCACCAATAGTATTGACTTGGCTACTTATGGTGGGTTGGTTTGGCAAAAAGATAGGGTTAACGCAGGTAATCAGCATATTTTGTGCGATACAGCACGAGGAGTTAATAGTTTTATAAGAACAGATACAACTAGTGCAGCTGTAAATAATGGCGGCACAGATGCAGTTTATGCTTTTAATAGTAATGGATTTTCAACTGGCACAACAAACGGCTTTAATATAAATCAATCAGGTGCTGCTAATGTCTCATGGACATTTCGCAAGCAGCCTAAGTTCTTCGATATTGTGACTTATACAGGTACTGGCTCGGCTCGTACTGTTGCCCACAGTCTTGGCAGTACTCCTGGATGTTTTATTGTCAAGCGCACCGACACAACTGCTGATTGGATTGTTTATCACAGAAGCGTTGGTGCAACTGCAGAGCTAACACTTAACCTTACTGATGCGGCTTACACAAACTCAGCGTATTTTAATAATACGTCACCAACATCTACGAATTTCACAGTAGGCACTAATCCCGCAGTAAACGCATCAGGTGGCACATATATCGCATATATCTTTGCCCATGACGCAGGGGGCTTTGGCCTGACGGGTACGGACAATGTGATTAGCTGTGGGTCTTATGTGGGAACTGGCGCTGTTGGCAACGCTGTGACGCTTGGCTACGAGCCACAATGGTTGATGGTCAAAAACGTAACATCTGCATTTGATTGGATAATGTACGACAATATGCGTGGGATGCCTGCATCTGCTACAAACACAAGCGAGACCAAGTTTTTACGCCCTAACACATCAGGTGCAGAAGCTGGCGGTGCAACAATTATTCCTACAGCAACTGGATTTCAAGCAAATACTACTTATCAAGGCGCAAACTTTAGCGGTGAAACCTACATCTACATAGCCATACGCCGTGGCCCGATGAAAGTGCCTACTACGGGTACAAGTGTGTTTAACAGTATTGCTAGAACAGGCACGGGTGCTACTGCTTCTGTAGAACCTGGATTTGTTACAGACTTGATAATTGACCAAAGACGCAGTGCTGGTGGCGATGGTGGCGTTGTTTGGGATAGGCTTAGAGGTGCTGAAAAGTATTTATTTGCTCGCACAACAGCGGCTGAAGGCACAACAACTAACAGTTTAACTTCATTTGCCAATATGAACGGCGTAACGGTGGGGGCTGATATTGGGCAAGTAATAAATGTGAGTGGCGAACCTTGGATTAATTGGATGTTCAGACGAGCCCCATCTTTTATGGATGAGGTTTGCTATACGGGGAATAATGTTTCAGGCAGAGCAATTACACATAACTTGGCGGCAGTGCCTGAGTTAATGATTGTAAAAAGTAGAACTTCTAGTACAAGGGATTGGATAGTTTATGACGCTACCAATGGCGCAACCAAATTCATGAATCTTAATAATAATTCAGCAAGTTCATCTGGTTCAGTTTGGGTTAGTACTGCTCCAACATCAACTGTATTTACAGTAAGCGATTCATCGTCAGTTAATGATCCTGCACAAAACTACGTTGCCTACCTATTTGCAACCTGCGCTGGTGTTTCCAAAGTAGGCTCATACACAGGCAACGGCACAACCCAAACCATCGACTGTGGCTTTGGTGCTGGTGGCGCTAGGTTTGTTCTCATTAAAGCAACGTCAACTACGGGGAATTGGCTTACGTTTGATACGGCAAGGGGCATGACTACACTCACTGATCCAGTTCTCAGCTTAAACAGTACCGCTGCTGAAACTGCAACATTAGGCGCTTGCACTACAACAACTGGTGGTTTTACAGTGAATGAGGCTATTCTTGCTGGCGTAAATACTAACGGCGTTTCATTTGTGTTTCTTGCAATTGCTTAATATGACAAAAGACAAATTTAAAAAATCATTTAACAATTCCAAATCGGATGCTAAACGCCGGGGGATTGAGTTTGAATTTACTTTTGATGAATGGAAAACTTGGTGGCTTGATACTGGTAAATGGGAATTGCGTGGCCGTAAAGCTGGTTGCTTTCAAATGTGCCGCAAGAACGATGTTGGGCCATATAGCCTTGCAAACGTGTATTGCGACACCATTGAAGCAAATAGCGGCCTACCCCACGCTGGCGCTATTAGACCAGCAGAATGGGCTGAGAAAATTGGCAACTCTTTAAGGGGAAAGCCAAAAACCAAAGAACATTCCAAGGCTTTGGCCTTGGCAATTCTTGGCAAACAATACAGCACGCCTGCTGGTGTATTCCAAACTTCAAAAGAGTGTGAGCAGGCAACTGGTGTTAAACGGGCAACAGTTATGTGGCGATGCAAAAACAATTACCAAGGCCATTGGTCTTACGCATAAGGAATATCATGGAAATCAGAACTCAATCAGGTGAAGTAATGTACGAAGCAGAGTTTCGTGCATATATCCTTGCTAATGGCGGCCCTACATGGGATGCAACAACATCAGATGTTCTTGCAGAACTAGGCGCAAGCGTAGTTTTAGAGGGCGCACAAGCTACTGGCGGTAACCATTACCAAGTTTCACAACGTCAAGGCGTTGAACAAATTGATGGTAAGTGGTACACAAAATATGTGCTTGGCCCAATCTTCACAGATGGTGAAACAACAGCCGCTGAACAGGAAGCCGCTTACAAAGCTGCCAAGGATGCAGAGCAAGCCAAGTCCGTACGCAATTCACGTACAGAAAAGCTAAAAGACAGCGATTGGACGCAAATTGCCGATAGCACCGCTGACAAGGCGGCATGGGCTACTTATCGCCAAGCATTGCGTGACATTACTTCACAGTCGGGCTTTCCTTGGGAAGTCACTTGGCCTGATGCTCCATGAAGTATGTTTGGAAAATCACAGAGCTAAAACCGAGGGTGATGCACTCACGGCTAAATATCATGCTTTTTTGATTGATGACATAACGATTGAGACTGAGGGCTACTGGACATTTCAAGAACCCAAGTCGTTGGATGGCGTAACAGAAGAAATTGTCGCCGGTTGGATTGATGATGAGACTACCAAAAATGGGGTAAGTAGCATAAAATCAAGGCTACTTGAGCAGTTCAATGCGGTAAAAAACAGTCAAGATTTGGCATTGCCTTGGAGACCACCGACATTCAAGCCAAATTTATAAATTAAGGATTTGACATGGTAATGCCAATAGAAATCATTAGCAGAGCATTGAAAGACATTGGCGCATTGGAAGCTGGCGAGACCCCTACGCCTGACGCGGCGGCAGATGCTTTCGATATGCTTAACGACCTTGTCGACCAATGGTCTAATGAAAACATGATGGTTTTTAACGTCACAGAGATTATATTTCCTGTGATTTCGGGGCAAGTTCAGTACAGTCTAGGCCCTTATCCCCAAACCACAAACTTTATTGGCGCTTCATTTAACGGGTCTATTTCAGGCAACGTTCTTACAGTTACGACGGTAAATTCAGGTGCTGTGGCTCAAGGTCAATTCTTGAGTGGAACTGGCATAACGCCAGGGACAAAGATCACGGGGAACATTACTGGCGCTGGCGGTAACGTCATTCAAGCGGGTACATACCGAGTCAACATTAATCAAACGGTGGCCGCCACCACAATTACTGCCAACTATCAAAAGCCATTAAATATTGGCTCTGCTTTTGTGCGGATTAACACCACAGCCAATGGCCAACCCATCACAGGCGGTGGTTTGGATTACCCCGTATCTATTTTGGCTTTGGAAGATTACCAGTTAATTGGTTTAAAGACGTTAAACGGACCTTGGCCAAAAGCGTTGTATTACAACCCAAATGAAGAGTCCGGTAATTTGTTTGTGTGGCCTAACCCCGCACAAGGCGAAATGCACTTATTTGCCAATACTTTGTTTACACGCTACAACTCTATCAATGAATCTATTGAGCTGCCACAAGGCTATTCAATGTGTCTCAGATGGTGTTTGGCAGAGCGCTTAATGCCT